ATTCATCAACTGGATTTTTTTGTAATTCGATTTGCTGATCTAAATTAGATTTCATATTATCAACATCCAATCCAGCTTCTAACCAACCAACTACATCTGCTTTTGTTAAGTCAGAATATTCAATAAATGGCTCATCTGGATTATATTTGACACCTAAAGTTCCAATCATATCTTTAACTATTTTAGGATCAGAATCATCTTCTGCATAAAATCTCCAATGTACTGTATAAATTACATTGTCTAAATCATTCTCATGAATTTTTGCATCTAGTTGCACTATTGTCCAGTTATATGTATTTGCCATAATATATTTTTTTACAAATTTAAGAATTTATTTGAGATTTTAATAATTCAACCTCAACTCTTAATTCTTGTATTGCTGCAACTAATAAAGGCACTAATTTTGCTTGATCAATACCTTGTGCTATAATTTCACCATCTTCATTTACAGCATCTTTTTTACCATGTATAGCTTCTGGTACTACATCAGCAACTTCATGTGCTAAAAATCCATCAACTGTTTGTTCTGGTGTTAATGTAAAATTAAACCTTTTTGGTTGTAAATTATCTAACCTATCTAAAGCACCATTTAATTCAACTACATTTTCTTTTAATCTATAATCTGATGCTGATCCATAAAAAGTTGATGATCCATTAGTTGTTATATATCCAGTTTGTACAGAGCCATAAATAAAATCAACATAACTAGGTGCTGTTGATCCACCAGCTAATCTTAAAAGCATTGCACAATCTGAGCCACTTGTTCCAGCATATACAAATCTACCAGCAAAAATACCACTAGTTGCCGAATAAGCATCAACTTGATGTTGTGGCATCGGTGTTCCAACAGCTAATTTACCATTAGTAATATATAATGTGGCATCAATAGTAGTTGTTCCATTTAAATAACTTGTTCCATTATTATAAAAATCATAACTAGTATTTGTACTACCAACATATAAACCTTGTGCTTGTACATCACTAGAAAAAGTTGCTGATCTATCGTGATTTAAAGTTAAAGAATTACCCTGACCTGTAACAAATTGTATATTTGATGAACTTCCTGTAGCAGTATTTCTGATATATGTCCAATTATTGCTGCTACCATTTCTGTCATTTTTAATTGCTATACCCTCTCCATCTAAGTTTAATGTAGCAACTGTTGTATATATGCCTGTTCCACCCATACCTACATTTCCAGAAGAACCAATACGCATTCTTTCACTTCCCCCTAATGTAGATGTGCTTGATGTGTGTGTGAAAAAAAGAATTGCATTTGCTGCATTTATTTCATGTGGTCCACCCCCTATATATACAAGGTTAGATGAAATGTCAGAAAAAGCACCAATAAGAGCAACACCAGCCGAACCAGAGCCATTACCACTACCAGTATCTTGATTGTAATGAGTACCAGCCAAATACGACCATTTATTTGATCCACTACCATGTGGTCCTAAGAGTAAAGTACCACCATTAGTGTTACCAGCTCTGTATATTTGTAAATTACCACTACTTTTTATTCTCCCTCTTTCTGAGGTATTAGTATAAAATGATAAATCAGTATTTGTATCAGTACCTATTCTAGCATTATCACTTTGTATAGCTTGAAAAAATAAAATATTGTCATTATTACCTGACCTTATTTTCATTGTTGTATGAGTAGAATCTTGTATTTCTAATTTAACTGCTTGATTTGTTAAGCCAATTCCTACGTTTCCAGAACTATCAATACGCATTCTTTCTTCTATCAAACCACTTGCTGGTTTAGTGTAAAAAGCTAAATTAGATGCGTTTTCTCCTGTTCCTTGAGCTAAACCTTTTATAGAAGCAACTACATTACCACCTGTACCAGATGTTTGCATAGCTAAATCTATTGAAGCATAATTTCCTCCATCAGCTACATTATTATATCCAAACAATGATAAACTTGCAGGACTTGAAGCTGCATCGTTAATAATTCTTAATTGACCTAAAGAACTTCCGTATGTTGAATTTCCAATTGTTACGTTTCCTGAACTGTCTATACGCATTCTTTCAGAACCATTACCAGAAAAAGCTAAAGTTCCAGATGCTGGAGAATATAATCTTGGAGAAGTTGCTGTTCCATCTGAACCACCATTATTTAAAAGCTCTAAATGGCTCATCCCTTTTAAAATTCCACCTCCTGTTATATCTACGTTTCCTGTATCAGAATCAACAGTTAATAATGCGTGTGTAAGTTGTGCTGTATCAATCTCTACATTAGTTGAATATTTATTAGCAACAACCCACTTTTTACTACTCACATTATAAGGAATACCAACAAACCAGTTTTCATCTGCTTCTGTATTATAATAATACATACCTTGACCTCTACTTGATGATTGACTAGCTTGTAAAAGTATAGAAGCTGGAGCATAACCAGTAGAAACAGAATGTGCAAATCTAGCAATGTGATTTCCTGATGTCATAGCTACATCTAGCTTGTATGTTGGGTTTGTGTTATTTATTCCAACATTTCCTGTAGAATCTATCTTTATTCTACTTGTACCAGAAGCACCTCCTGTAGTAATACTTATATTATCTCCTCCAGCAAAAATAGTTCCTGCAGTAGTGTAATCTATAGCACCAATTTGTACTTCATTACCATTTGTTAAACCAGCTATTTTATAATTTGTACCAGTTGTATTTTCGACTTTATAAAATTCATTATTACTAATAAGAGTACTACCAATAACGTGTAGTTTTTCCTCAGGAGATGCCGTATTAATTCCTACGTTACTAGCAGGTAGTAGTTGTAAATCTGCATTTGCTGTTATTTTTAAATCTATTCCATCTGTTCCTATAGTACCCTTTTGTGAGCCACTATATTTAAAATTCATAAATCCAGTACCAGTAGTGTTTACTGTAATATCTCCACCAGTAACGTCAAGTTTTGAATCTGGCGATGTTGTCCCGATTCCTACGTTTCCTGAAGAGTTAATAGTTATTTTGGTACTGCCATTAAAATCAAAATTTAACAGATTAACTGGTGAATATCCAACGTCCCAATAATTACCTAAAGTATCACTTGCATTCGACTCTGCAAACCTTATAGTTGACGTTGCGGTCGAGGAAGAGGTATCAGAATCTCTTATAGTTAAAATAGGATTGTTTCCTACAATTTCTAATTTAGTATCAGGAGAATCTGTTCCTATTCCTACATTTCCAGAACTGTCTATTATCATATCTGGTGTATCAGCAGTAGTTTCAAAATGAATTTCTTTATTAGCACTACCTTGAATTACAATAGCGCCTGATGTTCCTTTTGTTGTGTCATATTCATAAACTGCTCTACCCCCTGATAATTCTATTTTTCTTGTAGCATTTGTATTTGCACCTACATTAACATCTCCTGTAAAAGTTCCACCACCTGTAACAGTAACACCTGTACTTGTTGTTTGTAATTTCACACTACCTTGATAATATAAATATGCAGAATTAGCATCTGCTGCAATTATATTACTTCCCCCTGCTACTAATTTAAATTCATTTGCTGTAGGAAAACCAAAATAAGTATCCCCATCTCCTGAGTGATAAATATAATCTTGTAAAAATAAATTTCCAACTCCATCAATATTGCCTGTAACTGTAACTCCTGTACTTGTTGTTTCAAACTTTTTCGAGTTGTTATAGTATAAATCTACACTTCCATTATTTGTAAAAGTTGCTGCTGTTTTTGCTGTTGCATTAGTAGTAATTATAACTTGAGTTCCATTTGTGTCAAGATATAAATTACCAGTACCAAGCTCTCTTATATAACTATTACTACCATCGTGGTATATTTCTAAATCTGGAGTTGTTAAATCACCAAAATAGAGTTTATCATTATCTCCAAAATATGCATTACCTGTAAAATAAACATTACTTAAAAACTTTGATACTCCATCTATAAACAATTGACTAGCAGTAGAATCCCACTTAATACTAGCATCATTTGCTGTGTCGTTACCAAAGTATAATTTAACATTATCTACAATGTGTGGTGATCTTCCAAATGGTACTGTATTTGTAGAGCCATCAATTCTAAAATATTCAATAATACCACCCGTACCATTATCACATCTAAATATTATAGATTTATCATCAGCTTTATTTTGTATGACAAAATCACCTTTTACGTTTTCGATAACACCATTTGTATCGTTATGTACTATAAATAAGTCAGAATCATCGCCAAAAATTAATTTAGAATTATCAGTAAAATTCATATCCCTGTCAACTCTATTAGGAACATCATTTGCCCTACCAGCTCCAAACACTTTTATTAATCCATTAGTAGCATGAGATTTTATTACTACTGCTATTTTTTGTACTTGACTACTAAATGCAGTTGGTTTTGTGGCTGTAAATTCACCAGCAGTTTCGGACACATATAATTCATCTCCTATACTAAAACTAGATGTATCTATCCCACTTACAGCTCCAAACATTACCGCTTCACCCTCTGCCTCATCTGCAATAGCTTCATTTAATACACCTATTGCTGGCATACTAGCCACTACATTAGCATCAGCTGAAACAACCTCTATAACATTGCCACTTGGTGGGGTTGCTGTTGGTGCTGCATGGACAACAACTCCTTTTGCAAGTGTGCCACCACTAACATTTTTTACAGTAACTTCTAATCTTTTTGCAACATCTGATGTAACGTCAATCCAGTTAGTACCAGTACCAGTAGAACTTAAAACTTGACCACTTGTACCAGCATCTCCATCAGAATCTTTTATAGCACCTACAACAGCTAAATTATCAAGGAATTTTGATTCACCATCAATAAATAGTTCACTCGCTGTTGAATCCCATTTTATACTAGCATCGTTAGCAGTGTCATTTCCAAAATATAATTTTAAGTTATCTACAATGTGAGGTGATCTACCGAAGGGAATAGTATTTGTTGAACCATCTAATTTAAAATATTCTATAACACCACCACTACCATTATCACTTCTAAATATTATATCTCTGTTATCTGCTGTATTTTGTATGTATAAATGACCACTTGTATTACTAATTCTACCAAAATCACCAACACTATTATAGTCGATGCTAAAATTAGAATCATCACCAAAACTAATTTTTTGATCATCTGCCATTATAATATCATTAGCACCAGATGTATTACCAACCCCTAAAACATTACTTAATGATTGTGCTGGTACTAAATTGTCATCTACATATTTTTTAGATGCTGCATGAGCATCTGCTGTTGGTGTTTCTGGAATAGTAACATTATTAGCAAAAGTTGCATTTTGTGACTCATCAATAGTTAATGCTGTTGTTAATGTACCAGAATTATCTGTTTGTATTAATATTTTTGATGGATAATTATTAGCACTCCATCCAGATACTGCTTGAACTCTAATTCTAGCACCAGGATTAAAAGTTCCATCTGTTGGATCATCTCCTGAAAAATTAAGTGAACCAATATGATTGCCATTACCGATTGTTGTATCATTTCTTTGTAGTGATAAAATACCACCAGCTGTTGCTCTAACTTTAGTATCAACATTTGAGACAACAGAGCTTGAGTAAAGCTCCATTATTTGTGGTGTATCAACTGCCACTCCACTTGTTACATCATCTTTTAATTCGAAAGTCATTTTAGCAGTAGTGCCATCAGTTGTAACTACAATACGACCAGAACTACCATCTTGCTCAGGTGTTCCTGAAACATGATTAAATGTAACATTAGCATTTCCATAACCATCATTGTGAGTTAATGCAACACCACCATTTCCTAAACCAGCAATAATATAATTGTTACTTGCTATTTGACCATTTACCTCAAGTTTATAGTCAGGAGCTGTTACACCAATACCAACTTTGTTATTTGTAGCATCTGCATAAATTAAATTGGTATCAACATAAAAATCTATATTGGTTAGTGTATGAACACCAGTATTATCTACTTGTAAATATGCAGAACTAGCATAATTTATATCAACACCACCAGTACTATCATAAATAGTTATACCATTATTTTGTTGGGAATTATTTATTGTCCAATCACCAGATGATTCTGTAAATGTTAAATGATCAGCACCACTTGTTAATTCTAATGTATCTGATTTTAATAACCCACTAAAAGTACCAGTAGTACCACTTATAGCACTACCAGTAATATTGCCAAAAGTAACATTACTAGTAGTTGAAACATCTTGACCAATAGCAATTTCGCCATTAGTTATTGTAACTCCAGTACCCTCAGTAAAACTAGCTCTGGCTCTAGCAGTTGTAAAATATAAATTAGTTGTACCCTCACTTAAATCATCTGTGTCTTTACTACTTAAATCAAGATTAGCACCAGTTTGTAGATTAACCCTTGCATCTGCTCTTGCATTAGTATAATATAAATTTGTACCCTCTGCTAAATTAGTTGTTGTATGATTAGATAATGAGCTAACAGTACCAGTTACATTACCCTCTAAATTAGCTACAAGAGTACCAATTGTATATCCACTAGCTGATGTATCAACAGTTGTTGTTGGCTCAACAGTAGTGCCTATAAATAGCTTAAACTTATCATCACTAGCATCATTGAAAAAACCTTTATATTTTGTACCAGTTGCTACATATTTACCGAACAAACCAATATCTAAAGTGTTAGCTGTATTATCTTTTGCTAATTTTATTATTGGATCTTCAACTGCAAGATCTTGTACATTCAAATATGTAAGTGTACCATTTACTGTAAGATTACCAGATACTATTAAATTACCACCAATTTTAGCATTACCACTTGTATGAAACTGATAAGCTGGTGAAATACCAATACCTAATCTAGTTCCAGATAAATATAAAGGTGAATCGTTACCTAAACCATCACTTAAAAGTTTTGGAGTTGCTGTTAAGTTTGAATTGTCTCCAATTTTGATTATTGCATTATAAGTATCTTGAACCCTTAAACCAGTATATGATGTTGCCATAAAATGTTTTTTACAAATTTAAGCAATTTCGATTACCTTTGTTTCCCTTGACCTCGATACTTTTTTTTGTAACCTTTTTGACCTTTTGATGCATTCTTTGAGTGTATGCCTGGTCGCTTCTTTTTTTGTTTAGCTCTATATATTTGAACTATATTTTTTGCCATTATTTTTTAAATATACTTGTTGCTTTTTCTGTTGTACGACCACCAAAGTATGCTAACACTACTGCCATCATCACCTTTTCAAATGTATCATTCCAAGTTTCACCTATATGAAATGGCACACTTTCAATACTATCTAATATACCAGCCAATGAAAAAACAACTATACACCAAACTAAAACAAGTGGTCGCACATTCTTACTTAGCCAAGAATCGCTAATTGAATCAGCTTTCCATCTACTAGTAATAGATTCTATTTCTTTGTTTTGTTGGTCATAAATTAATTGTTGTAATCTAATTTTATCTTCATTAGATATTTTTGCCTTACCAATTTGTGCTAATGCTTCTTGTGGTGAGCTAACACCATTTAAAACTTTTCCTAGTGTTGGATTAATCATTGATGCAGCACCAAATAATAATTTTCCTACTGTTGTCTCTTTGAATTTCTTTTTATCGCTCATAACTATAAAATCTAAAGTGTAAACCAAATAAAACTAAATAAACATTTAATTCAGAAAATTGACTTTCATCATCATATGGATAGTAAGCAAATCCTAATAATAAGCCATTGCTTAAAGTTTCCATAATTCCAAATTGAAATTTATTCATTAGTTATATCAATGTATTTTGTTTTGCCATTTTCCTTGATAGCTTTTAAACATCTTTTTCTGTTAGAATCAGCATCTACATAACTTACATGAATCCAGGATGCATTGCCATTTTCATCTGGAAACTCAAATATTAATTGATCAAAATCTAAATTTTCTTTTATGTATTTATACATATCATTGTTGCTCATATAACCATAATTATCATCAATATCAATAGCTCTGCCTTGACAATGTTGAGATTTACTTGAACCACCAATTGCTTTATTTAAATCCTCACATCTAAAAAAAGAATTAATTTTTATAGCACCACCAACAGCTTTTCTAAGTGGCTCAAATACATTCTTAGCAATGATCTCCATATTTTGTAGCTGATACTCATTTGGTGTATTATCTATCACTAAACGTAATGCTGTAACACTTCTTGTAGCTTCTTTATACGATATGTGTTCGCTTATTTTCATTTATTAGTTTGTTGATGCTCTCCTAGTTCTTTTAATTCTGTTTATTTCGTATTGAATCTCCATATTGGTTTCCTGGATTTTAAATGATAAGTCAGCTACAAATTGTCTCCTTACCCTACCATTGCCATCAATAATAACTATAACTGGTACTGATTGAATACTACTCTGTACATCTTTAGGTTGATCTTTTAACCAACTAAATTTTACAGTAGCTCCAGTAATACCACTTAAATCATAGTTATTTTGTTTGTTCCATTTTGCATTTATCTGCAAAACAGTAACATCTTGACTATGAACAAAACTCGCAACCAATACAAATATCACACATAATATAAATTTTTTCATCTTTTAAAAACTTTGTCTTCTAAATCTTTTATTGCCTCTTTATTTTCTTCTACATCTTCTTTTATGTTTTCTGTAAGTTTATCAATCTGAACTATATTAGAACGTATTAACTCATCTTTGAATTTAAACTCCATTTTTTGTACAAACTCATCACCAGAAAAATTGTCTATTTTATTTTGTAATTCAGATATATCACTTTGTAAAGTAAACCACATAGAGGCAAGAGAAATCGTACCAGCTATAATGATTCCTATTGTTTTTAAATCTAATTGTACGTTAGTATCTTCACTAATTTTTGTTGCCATCTTCTTTTTTACTTTTAATTTTTTGTATTGTATATATAATAGTAGCTAGTAATAAAATTATTCTTAATGAAATCTCAATATTACTTAAAGAAATTCCTAGTGCTATTGTGTTCATTATATATAATTTCATGTCTGTATGTTCCATTTTAATTTAATTGTTCAACTCTATTTGATAATTCTATAACTCCTTTAAAGTAAGTTCCACCATCTGTATCTTCTTGACTATAATTAACACTTTCAACATTACATCCATATACTTTAAAATTATCACTAGACAAATCAAAATATCCACTTGTTCTAGTTCTTAGCAAAGATAAGCAAGTATTTACTAACTGATTTGCAACTAAATCACCACCAGAATCGCCTTGATATTTAGTAACAACTTCTACCCTTGTAATGACTTCACTAGTAAATGATTGTTGGTTTTGGTCAATCTCATTTGTGGCAACACTATAAACCCAAATGTATGGGGGATCAAAACTCCTGGACACCCTATTTGTAACTTGTACTGGTTGACCACTTATGCTTTGAGTGCCTATGGCTTCAATTATAGCTTTTCTTATATATTGCATTGGCTCTCTCATTCTGTACTTTTATTTAATGCTGATTCTAATTTTTTTGCAAAATCTCTAAATATTACTCTTGCCGGATTAAAAAAATATGGTTGTGGTTTTTGTTTACTTGTACCAAATTCTACATAACTGGAATAATCCATAGCAGATTCTATGTAAACACCAACACCCTCTTTACCATAACTTAAACTACCTTTTAATGCACCTGTATCGACCGGTGCTTTAGTTTTTTGTTCTTTTACTATTGCTGCTGCTGCGACATTTATGTCTTTTTGAGATGCTTTTTGTACCACAACCTCTAAATCAGTAACTATCTGATTTATATTGTTTAAGTCGTTTTTATTAAATTTTAATTTACTTTTCATTATGAAAAACTTACAGCTTCAATTGTTGTATAAAAATCCGGTGTACTTTCAAATAAATTTATTATTCTGTATTTATTTGAATTGCCATCTATTTGTAAATAATATTCAAAGTAATTACTTGGATTATTAAGTGCCTTATCTCTAAATATCAATTTTATTTTCTTTTCTTGTTTTCTACTACCATTTTCAGTTTTCATTTCGCCACTTACATATTCAACATTTGCCCATAATGTAGTTAGCAA